GCGGTAATCATGTATCGGTTGAGCAGAAGCATACGATAGATTTAAAGCCGTTGATGGATAGAGTACAACATAGCATTCAAAGCAAGGGATTAAAGCCTGTTAAAGCATTAGATAAACAAACAGAAAAGCCTCTTGAGCTTCCGAAGTTAACTAAACATGACTAATCTACCATCAATACCACAAAAGAAGATTAAGGATTATTTCTGTTGATTTATGGAGTTTAAGGAGTTTGGAGTTTAATTAGTTAATAAAAACTTAAAGAGTTTAGGAGTTTAAATAGTTAATAAAAAGTTAAAGAGCTGAAGGAGTTTAGGGAATTTAGAGGGTGGGGAGGCCCCCAGAGACTAATTTTAAAGGATATATAGGCACCCCTCCGACAATTTTTATAAAATTTTGGAATATTGAAGAGTCTTCAGCTATTTTACACAACAATGCTTCTTAAGCTCAGAAACCTACCATTAGCGACAAAAGAGTGTATAACACCTTATCCCCATTACAAAATCAAAAAAACTAATTTTAATCATGTTTCTGACGTTTTTAGCTTGCAGAGCGATTCAATTTATGGTAGTGTAACCTTTGTTAAGGAATGAAATACGCTTTAGGTATGCTTTAGAAGGGAGGGGGTTGTGTTAACCACGTCTGCAATCCTCTTCTTTCTTCAGTGTGTTATAATTGAATTTTATTGAAGAAGGGTTTTATTGAGCCGAGAACTTCCAACAAATCCAGAAACGGAGCAAAAGCTTTTTGATCTGATGTGGTCTGATGAGATAAAGCTGAGTTTTAGCAATTTTGTATTGCATTTTTTTCCTTGGGGTGAAAAAGGCACACCGCTTGAAGGTTTTTCTGCTCCTAGGAGCTGGCAACTAGAGTTCATGGAAGTGGTTGACGCTCATTGTCTTAACAGTGTTAATAACCCCAATCCTGAAGTATTTAAAGGGGCTATATCGGCAGGTCGTGGTATTGGAAAGACGACGTTAAACGCTTGGTTAGTTTTATGGCTGATGTCAATAAGACCTGGTATGTCTATTATTTGTCTTGCGAACTCTGAGACTCAGCTTAAAACGACTTTATGGGCTGAAGTTAGTAAGTGGCTATCCCTGTTACCGAACAAACATTGGTTTGAGATGCAATCGTTATCTTTGCATCCAGCTCCTTGGTATTCTGATGTTTTACATTGTAGTCTTGGGATTGATTCTAAACATTATTCGACGATGTGTAGGACGTATTCGGAAGAGCGTCCTGATACTTTTGTTGGTCATCATAACACCTATGGAATGGCGATAATTAACGATGAAGCATCGGGCACTCCTGATGTTATTAACTTAGGCATTCTTGGATTTTTAACGGAGCAGAACGCTAATCGTTTCTGGATTATGACGTCTAATCCTCGTCGTTTAAGTGGCAAATTTTACGAGATATTTAATAAGCCATTAGATGATTGGAAGAGGTTTCAGATTGACACACGAACGGTCGAAGGCATTGATCCGAGTTTTCATGAAGGGATCATAGCTCGTTATGGTTTGGATTCCGATGTTACCCGGGTTGAGGTATGTGGACAATTTCCACAACAGGACATCGATAGTTTTATACCACAACAATATATTGTTGAAGCATTAACAATATATTGTTGAAGCATTAGAACGAGTTGCAATTCCAGATCCGTATGCTCCTTTAATCATGGGTTGTGATATAGCAGAGGAGGGTGGCGATAATACCGTTGTTGTTCTGCGTAGAGGTCCTGTTATTGAGCACCTATTTGATTGGTCAAAAACGGATTTGAGGACGACGAATAACAAGATTTCTGGTTTAGTTGAGAAATACCGCCCTGATGCGATTATTATTGACGCAAATAACACTGGTGCAAGGACTTGTGATTATTTGGAAATGTTGGGTCATATTTCGGTTGAGGTGATATTAGGTCAACGCCGAAGTACCGAACCTGAACAGTATCACAATTTAAGGGCGGAGTTGTATGATTTAATGAGATCAGCGATTACAGGGGGTTTACAACTTCCTGATGACTGTCCTGATTTAATTAACGAGTTAAAATCCATCAAATCCATATCTGATACCTTGGGTAGATTATTGATTGAGAAAAAGCGTCAAGGTCGTTCTGAATTCGGAGTTAGAAGTCCTGATTTCGTGGATGCGTTATGCTACACTTTTGCGGTTGATCCTCCGAGGAAAGACAATCCTTTATATCAAGGTCAAGATATATCGGAGTATGAGGCTTTGGACACTGGTTTTAACTATGAGGCTTACGGGATGTAGGCATGGTAGATAAGGTGGGATTAAAAAAAGAAGACAATAACAATAAAGAGTTCATTAAGAAGTTAATTGCTCGATTTGAAAGCTTAAAAGCCCAACGGTCTGAGATTGAACCGATTCGTCAGGAGATTATAGATTTAGTTTGTCCTTATAGAGGTAAGGCATCTGAAGACAAAAAAATCTGGGATACAACAGCGACATCCGCCAGTGATAAACTTGCTTCTTTACTCCATAATCTTATCACTCCTTTTGGGTCTCGTTGGCATGGTTTGGTAGCTCCTGATCCCCAGTCAGGGTCTTTTTTTGCCTCACAGGAGAACAAACTGATACGAGAACAATGTGATCATTTTGTGATGGAGTTGTTTGCTCAACGGGAACTTCCTGCATCAGGATTTAACCTTTGTTTGAAGGATTTTTATACGGAAGTTGTGTTGTTTGGGATGGGATGTTTTTACGTTTCGGAGCGAGAAGGGGGAGGATTAAGGTATATTTCCGTACCGGTATCTTCAATTGTTTGTTCTGCTAATCACGAGAATGTCGTTGATACGGTTTTTGAAGAATTTTCTTTAACCCCTGAGAATGTAGCTAAAAAATGGGGATATGATGCTCTTTCGGATAAGATGAAGGAGGATTTAGATCGTTCTGATCCTCAGAAGTATGAGTTTTTTCAAGCGGTTTTTCCAGATAAAGAGGATGATTACGAAGGGTATAAAAAGGTTATAGTCAGTATTGATGAGAACCGTATTATTGAAGAAGGTTATCATCGGGTAATGCCTTATATTGTTGGTCGCTATGAAGCGAGTCCTAGTAACCCTTTTGGGTATTCTCCCACCCATAAAGCATTACCAAGCATTCGGCGATTAAACGCTTTGAGTGCTTCTGTTTCCCTTTATTCGGAAAAGGCGTTAAACCCAGCAGTTCTTACATCAGAAGATACGAGAGGAAAAACATTTTCGACTAAGCCGAAAACTGTGAATCATGGATGGATGGATCGTCAAGGGAGACCTCGTGCAGTCCCTTTTTTTACAGGGAGCGACGCTCGCCCTTCGCATGAAGAGATGCAAAGATTACAAATGCAGATCCGAGAGTTATACCTTCTGGATTTATTTCAAGTGTTAGCGGATAGGGCTAGTAGGTCTGCTACGGAATCGATGGAGAAGACCCTAGAGAAAGGTATTTTTATCTCTGCGATAGTTGGAGGGTTACAAGCAGAATTTGTCGGTTCGATGGTCAAGAGGGAAATAGATATTTTATATCAAGATCAAGGGGACATTCGTGGCTTAGGGAAGGATTTGAAAGTTTCTTACACTTCTCCATTATACAAATACCAAAAGGCAGAAGAGTTGAATGGGATTGTTCAGGGTATAAGAGTTAATGCGGAGATAGCTAGTATGACGGGGGATCCGACTCCACTGATGATGTTTAATCCTTATCTGTGTGGAAAATACGCGGCAGATGGTTCGGGAGTTCCAGAAGTTCTTGTTTTATCTGAAGAAGATACGAAACAAAAACTTATTGAGAAACAGAAGCAAGCGGAAGCCTCCCAAATGAAACAATTAACGATGGAGGAATCCATTAAGACAGGAGGAGCGATAGCACAAGATAGGGCTAAAGGAGAGGTATGATTAAGGGATTTGATGAAGTAGAGAAAGCTGAGAAAGTTGAACAAGTAAGAAGATACAAATCGGTTTTTGCGACTTTTGAAGGTCGTTGGGTTTTATTGGATATTATGAGAGAAGGGGGTTTATTAGCTACTGAACTTTCGAATGATCCGATTGCTTTAGCTCGACGTGAAGGGAAAAGAACAATAGCCCTTTATATTACGGATTTGATTGCTTTAGAGGCGGAAGAGCTTATTTCCGCTTATAGAGAATTGGAACAAATGGAACAATAGGGAAATAGAACATGGAACAAGAGAACATACAACTGAAGGAAGGAATTGTTGATACTTCAGTTTCTACAAAAGGCGAAGAAATCAATACAGACCCTTCTGTGAAAGAGATGGGATCTAAAGTGGAGGTATCGGAAGCTAAATTCGATAGCAAACCTGATGTCTCAAAGAAAGCATCTTTATCTGACAAGCTTTTTAGTGATGAGAAGGTAGATATACCGAAGGATTATACGATTGATTTTCCTAAAGGTGTTTCTGAAGCTGATAAGAAGCAAGCGTTAGAGAGTTTTGTTAAAAATGGTCTTTCGAAAGCTGATGCACAGGTATTGACAGATTCTTTAGCTAAGTCGTTTCAAGAGCATATAAAGAGTCAAGAGGAAAAGCACAACAGGATATTTGATGAAGACATTTTGAAGTTAAAGCGAGAATATGGTTTGGAGGGATTTTCGCAATTAAACAAGAAAGTCAAAGGTTTTGTGAAAGAAGTGGGATTATCAGGCGAAACTTTTGATAATTTTATCGCTGTTGCTGGAGCCTATAACGCTTTCTAGCTATTCACCTCCACCACCTTCGCAAAGAGGTTCCCAAGAGGCTGATAGGGATTTTGATAAGGTTTTTGATACCCCCGATTTCGGATCAAGGGTTTTGTCTGGGGATATGGAGGCGACAAAGACCCTTCGGCAATGGGCCGAAAAGCAAGCAACACTTAATCAATAAAGGAATAAAAAAATGGCTACAAAAGAACAATTAGCAACTGCTAATATATATGAATTTAAGAAACATGTTGAGTTAGCACTTCAAGAGACTAAATCGAAACTTCGCCCAACGGTAACAGAACAAGCAACGGAAGGGGAAGCATCGGCACTGGTTGAAGTGTTTAAACCTACAGAAGCTCATGAGATTGTCGGGGATATGCCTGATACAATCTATAATGCGACGGATCAAGATAGACGTTGGGTTGGTCATAGCCAATTCGGTTGGGCAGAACGCATTGATCCGTTTGCAACCCTTGATTCAGGTATTAATCCGTTATTGCCATATGCATCGTTAGCGACAGCAGCGATGCATCGTAAGCAGGATGAAGCGATACTAAAAGGTATGCTTGGAGTTAATAAGAAAGGTAAGATAGGGGCGGAAACTGAGTTTTTTTCTAAAGAAAATATACTATCTGCGGTTGAAGGGGATGATTTTTTCAAAACCTTTATAGGACAATTGATTACTGCCAAATCGATATTCCGAAAACGCTATATTGATGTTGATTCTGAGCAAGTTTATGTTCTAATTCCTAGTGATGTATGGGCATCGCTATTTGCCTTAGAAAGGGCTACTTCCAAGGATTATATCAACACTGCTGCTTTGCAAGCGGGTAAAATTGAAGCGTTTGCGGGTGTTTGGTTTATCAACATGGAAAAAGTTCCAGGTAATGATTTGTTTCCTGCTGGAACAAAATTTCCCGGACTGATTGACGGAAAGGTTGAATACCCTAATGGCAAAACTACCGTGAAATATTCTGCAAAATTTGAAGATACTAAGATTAAGTATGTTCTTCCAATTTATTGCAAATCGGCGGTGGTTTTCACACAAAGAAAAGCCATTGATGTACAATATTCTAAAGATCCTGGTAAATGGCATGCCCCTCAAATCACTTTAACCTCATCTTTTGGAGCAACGAGAATAGAACCAGATAAGATATTAGGGATTGAGATATCGAAAGATTCCTTGAAAGGTGTGCCAGTGCTAAAAGGAACTAAGGCTGCATAATGACGGAACTTGAGATCTGCAATTGGGCTTTACGCAAAATAGGAGAAGAGCCTGTTGAGACTTTAGAGGATAATTCCTCTCGTGCTTTGAGCTGTAAGGCTCAATTGCAACCTCTTCATTCATCTTTATTACGTCGTTTTGATTGGAGTTTTGCAACTTTTTGTTATTATCTCTCGCCTTTAGAACAAGAGGATGACGGTCAATGGATCTATCCTCTTCCCCGAGATTGTCTCAGAATATTAAAACCGCAAAATCCTCTTTTGAGAGGGTTGATGTTGTATTCCTCAATGGAGGAATTTTTAGTTTTAACCTTTATCAAGAAGGTTAAAATAGAAGATTGTGATCCTTTATATTGTGAAGTTTTGGCGTGTAAACTGGCTTTGGAGGTTTGTGTACAAGCCAGAGAGAATGAAGGATTGAAGAATTCTTTAATCCGAGATTTTGAAGTAGCTTGGGATAATGCGGTATTATCTTCAAGTAAAGAACGTCAAGGAGAGCCTATTTATTATGACTAAAGCGATTCATTTTAAAAACTCTTTTGCGTCTGGTGAGGTATCACCCTTTGTTCATCAATCAGGTTCAAATTTGAAAATTTATCAAAGCTGTTTAGCTCATTGTCATAACTACATACCATTGCGTACTGGGGCTTTAATGAGAAGACCAGGTACACGGATTTATCATGTTTTTGATGATGTTGATAAACCACAACGTCTTTTTTCTTTTGTGAAAGATGCGTATACGGCGTATATTATAGTATTAGGATATTTAAAACTTCATATATTTGAACGACGAATGGGTGGTTGTTCAAAGGTTACAACTATAGAAGTTCCTTATAAAAAGGAAGATGTGAATGAGATTGAAGTAGCTCAAAACATTGATACATTATGGATGGTTCATCCAAAACATCCACCCTGTCAATTGGAGCTAAAAGGCAAAGATTGGGAATTTAAAGAAGTTTTATTTAAACATGTTCCTCCACTTAAGGAACAGTTTATTGATGATAAGAAAGTTAGCATAAACCTAAAAACTCCATTTGAGAATACGGAAACAGGTAAAACGGGTATGGTTTCGGTTGAGGCAGATGGAGAGATGTTTAAGGAGATGGATATAGGAAGAGAGTTAAATCTTGGATTTCGTCCTCAACGATGGATACCAGATACGTGGTATTTGGATAATTCCTATGTTGTGCATAATGACCGATTGTTGAAATGTATAAATAAAGGCAAATCACAATCGACTGAATGGACGTTTTCTGACAAAGAACATCAGCAAAAGGATGGAAGTTGTTTATGGGAAAAAGTCGAAAGCACAAAAGGTAATGCCCGAAACCTACTGATCTGGGTGACAGGTGTTATTAAGCGTTTTAAAACGGCTAAATGTGTTTTGTTGGAGCTTAAAGGAGCGTTTCCATTGCAAAATGATTTACCGACAAAGCATTGGTTATTAGGAGAATGGGGACAGAAAGAGGGCTATCCGTCTTGTATTACCTTTTTTGGTAATCGTTTAGTGTTAAGTGGCGGTAAACACAATCCGCAAACGGTTCATTTCTCAAAATTAGATGATTTTACTGATTTTAATCAAATATCTGAACAAGGGGGAAATACAGATTTAACAAGTTCATTTTCAGTTTTATTAGGTTCAGATGTCAGACAGGGTATTCAGTGGTTATCCCATACAGATAGTGGTTTGTTAGTAGGTACGGAATCGGCTTTGTGGTTGATAACACAGACTAGTCAAAATGAGGTTGTATCGAAAGCGACGGTTGCGATTAGGTCTATTGGTAATTTTGGTAGTATTGCCGTTTCCCCGATTTTAGTTGGTTCTCATTGTGTTTTTATTAAAGATACAGGCAGGGATTTAATCAGTTTGGTCGGGAATAGATCGGCGGATAATACTAAGACTGAATACCGCTTTAGGGATTTGAACCTATTTGCAGAACATATATTAACTAAAGGGGTTTGGGAAGCAGTCTTACAACAAAGTCCATATTCTATTATCTGGGTGGTTTTACGAGATGGTAGATTAGTTGGATGCACATTTGATCCAGACAATGAGGTATGTGCATGGCACACACATGATTTAGGAGGATTTTATACCCAAATTCATTCCTTAACCAGTTGTGCTAGTTTTTTAGATGGGCAAGATGATCTGTGGCTTTTAGTTGAAAGACTGGATGATACAGGCAGAAAAACCAGATCCCTCGAAAAGTTGGGTAATTTCCGTAGAATGAACACATATCAACCTGTGGATGTGATTGATGGATATTCTAGAAAGGGATGAGAAGGTATGAATCAAGGATTAGTGAGCATTGCGGTTTTAAGTCTATTTTTAATTGGATGTGATTTAGGCGCAGAACGCAATGATATCAAAAGTGTACAAACAGGACATAACAAAATGGCAGATAATAAACAAAATATTACTTTGCAATACCTAGATAGGGAAGTAAGGGATTTAGAGACCCTACTTGAACGAGCTAAGAACGGATTAATTCCTTTAGACGAGCAGGAATATATTAGGGGAGTGAAGGAAGTAGAAATCCGTAAGATGATGGAATTGTTTGCTTCTGATCCTGCCAATAGTGGGGTAAGTACAAAGAGTATATCTGTCCGTTTGAATGAAATTTGGGATGGGTTAGTTGTGGTCTGGAACAATGAGGTTGATCGTTTTAACGACCAGTTAGTGATGGACACTACCAACAAAGAGGCGCGTATTCAAGACTCCGAAAAAACTCTAGATTCCATTTCTAGACAGGACGCATGGGAAAAGACTTCTTCTTTACGTCGAATGCTGGAAGAACAAAAGCTTTTGATTAAACAGGTTAGAGATAAAGATATTGAGAAGACTATTGCGGAAATTGAGAACTTTATTAAGGATTCTGAGGAAAGACTTAAGAACGCCATAGAGGCACGGAAGCGTAAGGATTATGAATTATCGCATCTTCATATAGAAAGGTTTTATAACCGATTCTATATGATTGATGACCTTATGAACTTTGCTAATACTCGTATTTGGACGCTTAGGGGTAATACCAGTTTATTAATTAATTCTAAAATTAAGATAATAGCTAAAGTGAATAAGCTAACTGGTGATGTTGAAAACGTAAAATTTATGGAGCCTAGTGAATTTGAGTATTTAAAAACATCTCCTTTAAGTCAGGAAGAGGGCACGAAGCGTGCTATTGAGTTATTAGATAAAGCAGCAGGTTATTTACAAGAAGCAATAAAAGAGATGGACGCTAAGAATTACCTATCCTCACATCGTCTCATCTCAAAAGCCCGCAGAATTAATGAGAGAGCTTCAAATTTTATTAAATTTTTGAAAACCCGTTTTCCTAATACGTTTGGTTCGCCAGCTTTAGAAGCTAAATTCGGTATTTATAATGATGTGTACCGTGATTTTCTAGCGAAGATGGAGGGTTCATCTTCATCTTCTGGCTCTGTTGATGTTAATACTAGCACATGGGATAAAATAAAGGAGATAGATTCAAGTCTCAAGAAAGCTGGAGAGGTTGTTGATCAAGTGGATAGGGAAATAGGGCTTTATCTCAAATATCGTGATAGAGAGGTTTTTAAGAGCACTTCTGTTTCTCAATCCTCGATTGATGTAATGAAACAAGAAAGTGAAATGGTCAAGGTATCGTTAGATGGTTCTATAGTGCCTTACAAACAAGGAGATTCTATAGTTGAGGGTGAGGGAATTGGTTATACATATACATCATTAGCACAACTTCCTAGTACAGATACTGGAGAAGCTTTTAATGGGTTGGGAGGTAGGAAAAGACGCGTTGTATCAAGTAGTGTCCGAGTTTTAAACGCTCAAGGGTTAGAGGTAGGAACGTCTTTTGACAAGATGTATCCCGTTAAAGGGCTGAAAGACGAAGCGAAATCAGGTGAATTTAATTGTCCGCTTGGAGGAAGTTTTACCTCGCAAGATGGATTATGTTTACGTCAAAAAGGAGCGAATACAGGAGCTATAACGGCTGTCATAACTCATTTTAGTACAGGGGGCTAAAATGGTAGGATTATTACCTTTCTTTCTAACTGGGGCTTCAGTTCTATCCAGATTCACTAAAGGTATTTTGGACTATCAAGCGGATGTATCGCAAGCTCAAGCACAAATTGAAACAGATGAGCAACGTAAGAAGCTTGCACAGGATAATGCACATCTTGCGGATTTGGAAACATTAGATCAAATATCGCAAAAGCGGAAAGAGCATGTTTATTTAAGTTCTAAGATGCGATCACAGATGTCTGCTCGTGGACTATCCCCTGTTACGCAAGAACTATGGTTAGGACAGACTTTAGCGGAGATGGAGCGAGAGATCCAGACTATTTTAGGTTCTGGTCAAAAGAAAGTTCAGCGCTATGAGGATGAGTCTGATTGGTTGCGTGGGAACATTAGTAATTTGGTTAAAAGTCGAAGCAATATGGGCTGGAAACATGCATTTGGCACGTTTGCGGATTTAGTTACTTTTGGGCTTTCTAAAGGTTTAGGAGGATAAGGTGTCAGAGCTCGTTCCGTACATATCAAGGGCGACCCCATTTGCTCCTGTTAAAGAGCATGTGCAACAACGTTATAGTCCTGATGAGGGATTGCGTGATATAGCTAATAAGTTAAATCAATCTACCAAGTTAATAGAAGAGACAGTAAGGAGGCAATCGGCGTTTAAGGCGGATAGTGAGTTTTTGCAGACTACGGTAGAAGCGGAAAAGGTATTTAACGAGAAGCTTCAAGGTTTGCAAGGGGGGAATGAGGAAGAGGTTAAGAAGAATTTAGAAAGTATACTGAGCAACGATATTAAGCCCCTATACGGAAAGATGCATGAGAAGCTAGATTATCCTGAAGTAAGACGTCATATATTACAACAGTCTAATAAACAAATGGCTCGTTTTCAACTGAAGGCTAATGAGTATAAATTGGGCTTTCAGGTTCAACGGACGGAAGAAGGTATAAGAGAAATAGAGAGGTCGGTATCTAACTCTCTTCTTCTTGACGGCTCGGATAGTAATTATAGGGAAAAAGTACAGTTTGCAAGTGACGCTATTGACAAACTTCCGCTTAATCCTACTACGAAAGATGCTAGGCGTAGAACAACGAGGGAGAACGCCGCTTTAGCACAGGCACAACGGTATATGGTCGACAATCCCCAAGTTTTCAGCTCTTTTATACAAAAGCGAGAAGGGCAAGGTTCAAAGATTGATGACAAATCGACGATAGCGGATATCGTTGATAACACTCCATTAGATACGTTTTCTGTTAACGACACCGTTGTTGACAACACAAATCCTTTTGAGGGTTGGAAAGATTTAAGTACTCAGAAGAAGATAGCGATTTTGAAAGAAGTGGCAAATGCGAGTACGACGGGCAAGCAAGAGGAAAGATCTAGGGTAGGAACGAAGATAAAGAATATAGCATCATTTTTAGAGCGAGGTATTACTCCTAAAAATATTCAAGATGCGGATTTATCTGAGGATAATTTGCGACATTTGTTTGGTAATACTCGTGGGCAGATGTTATCCTCTCAACTTCAAACTTTAAAGGAATTTGCTCCTAAAATTAATCAGATATTTTTGATGCCTAATGATCAAGTAGAGACAGAGTTAACTAAACTTAAACCAGACGTTCAAAACTTAGTTGGAGCGGAGTTTAAAAACAAGTTGTATTCGGATGGTGTGAAGGCTGTTTATAAGAACGACAAGGAAAGAAAAGAGCATCCGATTAAATGGGCTATAACCCACGGTTTAACCCAAGAGATGCCTGATGAACCTTCCAAATGGGGGGATTTTTTTGTTCATAGACGGGAAGTTTCGCAGACATTGAAAGGGTTTTATGGAGTTTCTAGTCCGTTAATTTCTAAAGAAGAGAGTCGTAAACTAACTCAATATCTGGACAAATTGGAATCAAAGGACGTTGTCTCGCATTTGGAAGACTATGCTGAACGTCTCGGTGGCTTAAAGAATTCTGTTTGGATTGAGGCGATGCAAAGTCTTGAGCATCCTGTTATGGGTGAGGTGGGATTGCTGTTAAAGGATGATCCCGATGTAGCCTCTGATGTTTTACGAGGTTATAAATACCGAGTTCGTAATAGAGGTGAGAATATACGAGATATAACAGGTGAACGTTTTGATGCATGGTTTAAGGAAAGATTTAGAGAAAAATACGGAAATGTTTTTGCAAGTATTGGGGATTATGGGGATGCTGAATTTGACAGAGCATCAAAACTCGTCGGTTATCATCTCGCAGGGGAGCTTTTATCCGATAAAACATATTCGTTTCACGAAGCTCCTACGCAGTCGCTAAAAGAGTGGGTTTTGAGGCAACCTGCATCCCAATACGATAAAAACCTCCAACATTCTTTTGAAGCTGTCGTAGGTAATATCCCTGTTCCGATGGGGGATTTTAAATCACCTCTTATTCCCCCTCGTGGCATGTCTTCTGAAGATTTTACAAACAAGTTTACCGCTGTTGCTCAACAGGTTTTTGAAGAGTCTGGGCTTTCTGGAAAGGAATACGGGTATGAGAATATTGGACCCACTTCTGATGGATCTGCACAGTATCTCGTTAAGTTTGGAAGGGAATATATACACAATCCCAAAACGGGAGCGCCTTTAGTTATAGAAGTTTCACCTTATTCGATCGAACATGAGCAGACGATACAAAAGACACTCAAGGATAGCACGGCTGTAACGGAGGAAAAGAAGAACAAGACCGTTAAACGAATTCTCGAAAATCCTAAGGAGGGTCAACATGTTACTGAGAAGTGATTCTGAAACAGAGAAGCTTCTGCAACAAATAAAGCATGCTATGGATGCTGGCTTTTATAGGTATGATCCACCAAAGAAACCAGACTATGGATTTTGGACGAATATCACTAATGACGTTGCTAGTATTCCTAGCGAGTTTATCAAAGGAACGGCAGAGGGACAGGTGGATGTTATAACTTCGATCCCTACTTCTCTTGGCTATTATACCCCTCATAATAAGATTACCAGTAAACCTTGGTATAATGTTGTTGAAGACGTGGGTGTTATGGGTGGTGTCGCTCATGGCATTGGTCATTTTTTATCAGCATTTGGGACAGGTTTTATTCTATCCGCTATTAACCCAGTTACTGCTCTTGCTTCCCCCTTCATAGGACTAGCGACTGCATCATCCGCATCAGGGACGAGAAGATATAAAGAATTAAGGGATGAGGGGGTTGCGCATGAGACTGCCAAGATAGGAGCTTTAATAACGACAGGAACTACTTTTGCAGGAGGTAGTGTTTCTGGTGTTATTGGTAAATCATTGGTGTCAAAGGCGGTTACTGGCGGGGCGACAAATGTTGCTTTTGGATTAGGGGAGCGACAAAGCATAGGTGCGTATTTAGATTATAAAGGTCACAAGGATTTAGCCCAACATTATAGGGAAGTGGATGGTATCCATACAACGACGGAGTTTATTATCGGTGCGGGATTAGGAGCGTTGCATGGTAAAGGAGGGAAACATCCGGATATCAAACCTTCTGATGTTGATATAGCTCAAGTGGTTAAAAGAGATATTGATGATATATACCATTCTGCTCCTGCTATTGCGACTACCTCTAGATCGGCTGAACTTCATGCTCAGACATTAGAACAAGCCATTGAGAAAATGAGGCGAGGCGAAGAAATTAATGTTGATCCAAAGTCGATAGATTTAATGACCAAGGATATGATTACCAAACCTGAAGTAGAGTTCAGTCCTGAGTTGAAGAAACAGTTAAAACAAGGGGAGGATTTCCTTGCTCAGCAGGAGGTTTCAAAACCGAAAGCTTTAAAGGAACAAGACCCTTTATCTTCTCAAGTTCCTGAATACGAACGTAGATTGACCGATTTAGAACAGCAATTTGCTCATGAACCAGGAATTAAAGAGCATATTACCAGAGATATTGAATTGTCTAAAAAGGATGTATTCACCGTGGCTCTTAACTGTTTATTTGGAGTGAAATGATGAAAGAGGAATGTATTAATGCAGTTCGTGTAGCGGCTGGTGAACTTAAGTTAAGTGATGTGGATATTGAACATATCGAACATCATATCCGTATAGCTTGGGAGCAAGAAGGTGTAAAGCAAGCTGGTTTTGCAGATCTTCCCCTTGATCAACAAATTAAGAGGGTAAGCAAAAAAGCCAAAAGTTCTTTTTTCTCTGATTCCGATCGTTATAAGCCTTATGAGTTGTTATCCACATTTAAAGGGGAAAACCAAGTTACAGAGTTAGGTCATCGTCTTGCCCATCATGCCACTTCTGGCGGTTCGATAGAAATGTCGATAAAAGGCTTACGATCAAAGGTATTTGATAGGTTTAAGGACTATCACACTTATGGGACGAAGGCTTTTGGTTTTAAGAATGATGTCAATGCCCATACTGAGCTTCTTCGTGCTCTTCGTGGTGATAAAGGGGTAAATCCCGAGGCATTAAAGCTTGCAAGTATCTTTCATGAGACGATGGATTTTCTTGTTAAGGAGGCGAAAGCCGTAGGTATAAAGTTTAATCCTCGGGATAACTATACGCCACAACCGATGGATTTTCGGAAGATATCGTTAGTGACGAAAGATGAATTCGTTGATCGCACCCTTCCTCGTCTTGATTGGGCAGAGTATCAAAAAAGAGGACTGGATAATGAAGGATCATTGCGTCAATTTGTTGAAGATGTTTATGAGACATTAGCAAGTGAGGGTCGTAACAAGGTTATTGCATCAGGAGGGAAGGATCATTCTGGGATTTCTCTTGGAGGTCGATTACGTCAAGTTCGTCAACTTCACTACACCCCTCAAGGTTTGGTTGAGGCGATGAAAGAGTTTGGTTCTGATTTGACTGTTGAAGGAATGATGAGTCGTTCGTTTGATAATCTCATAAGGGATATTGCCATAGCTCGTGAGTTTGGGGCTAATGCAAATGAGAATTTTAACTTTGTTTTAGCAAGTATGTTTGAGAGAGATCGAGAAGATATTAACAGTCGTTTAGAAGGGGATAAAAAAACAAAAGCTCTTAATAAGCTGAAAAAGGAAGAGATGCAAGTCCAAATGGATTGGGATGGATTGACAATGGGAAGAAAACAACCTTCTACCATGGATAAAATTGTTGATTCTGCGACAGCTTGGATGGTTATAACTAAGTTGGGTAGCCAATCGTTGTATATACCTAAAGAAATTATTGAGAGTGCTTTTATGGGTTCTCAACGGATGGGATATACGTGGAAAACGAATATTGCGAATATTTGGAATGCTTCCCCAGTGGCAGGCAAAGAGAGAAAAGAATTTATAAAAAGTATAACAGTTGGTTTAGAACATATGGCGACGGGTTTTACCCGTGATTTAGAAACAAATAGTCAGTCTGTTCTCGGGGTTATGGCGAAAAAGACCATGGATTGGCAGGGGTTGACCACATTAGATAACATGATGGTGCGAGGGTTATCTGCCACCTTACAAGATTATGTCGGTGGTTTTACTCGCAATTTTAAAGATATGGATTCATTAAAAAAGAAAATAGGCGAACAATCTTTTAAAAGTATAATTGACGAACATAGATTTAATGAACGTGATTTGAAACTTCTTTCTTTAGCAGATACAGAAAGTTTTAAAGGCAAAGGCACTTATTTAACGGATAAAAACATATACCGAATTGATGATACTAAATTAACTCCGTTTCTCAAAAAGGGTGAAGACATTTATAGATTAAAGAGTGATCTTGCGAATAAATACAGAACTTTTATTTGGTCAACGGTGCAAGAACATGCAAGGGGCTCTGTAGGTTCTACCATACAGGATAAACGATGGATAACTGGGAAAGATGGAAGTGTTAACAATCTCGCTCGCTTAATGGGACAGTTTCTTGTCATGCCGATATCATGGTCAAGAATGCATCTTATAGAGATTCCGAGTTCCTTAGTTGGAGTGTCGTCGCAGGTATACAGAGCCAAAGCTTTAGTCATAGGTATATTAGGGGAAGAATTAATCAGAAAAACTCTCGTTCCTCTTATTTCTGGGAAAGAGCCACAATTGGATTTTAGTGATCCCACGGAATACATCAAAGCTCTTATTAATGGAATAACGCATTATGAAAGATTTTCGCCCTTCAACAGTAGTGGCTGGGATGTATTAGGACCTTGGTCATCGCAAGCAGGGAAATTAGCGATTGCAGGTAAGGAGGCAGTTTGGGATGAAGGTACTCGGAAACAACGGGGTAAAGCTCAAGCTCAGTTTGGTAAAGAGTTGGTAAACACTTTTGTTCCGTTTCAAAACCTTTGGTATGCGAGAGGTGCGTTTAACCATTTTGTTCGCAATTCTATCGATGATGTACTGAACCCAGGAGGCAGAGCCCGAGCAGAGGTGTATAGACAGAGACAAAAATATAAAAAACAAAGGAAAAGGAATGGATGATGCAATATAACTTCGAACAATCGAAAGATGTGTCTTATCGTCTTTTTGGCTCTTATTTTGTTATTCCTTGGACTGTTAAAGATCCAAGTAGGATTCATGCTGAAGTTAAATATCCTGATGGCAACAGGGAAGAATTAAGTCCTGAAAGAGATTTTAAAGTTGATGTAGACGAAAGCAGTTTGATTTTAAGTTCTAAAAGGTGGATTAACAATAATAACGCTTTAAGGATTTTCGAAGGTGAGAAACAAACTTTTAAAGAATATAACTCTGATAGCCCCAGAGCTCCTCATAATCTTGTTAAAGAAGCGGATTTGTATCCTTTGCATACTAGATTAGATGGTGTTGAAACTATCGTTTCTGATCTTAACAATATGAAAAACAGGATCCAAGAACTAGAGAAGATCGAAAGCAAAAACGCACAATTGCAGAAAAGAATTGATGATCTTGAACAAATTGATTTATCTGAAATGGCCGTTTTAACACAAAAGATGAATAGCGTAGATGGAATAGTCAATGATCTAGCTACTCAAACGAAAGATGTTGGTCGTAAGCTAGAACAAATTGCCTCATCTAAAGTAGAAGGTTTAGATCCACAAACACGAAAGTATCTACAAGATATACAAACGCAGTTAACGTCGGATACGCTCACGCTTCAACATGATGACACTAGAGGGTATGATTCATCTATACGTTTCAAGGATAAAGATGGGGCACTAGGTGGTTCGATCAAGAGAGTGGTTAAAGGGGATATTACGGGTCTATCTATAGCAACAAAGAATAAGAGCGGAAGCCTTGTAGATCGTGTTAAATTCTATGACGACAAGGATGTCTATATCCACGGTCAGTGTTTCATTAGGGGAACTGATACCTCTATCTTTGATGAAATAGCACGACAACTAACACCTCGTTTTCTAGGTTTGCTCCAAGGTCGTACAATGGTACGAAGTGCCAATCTACGTGTAAGAGCTTCAATTGGTGATATAATATCAGGGAGTGATATAGAATATTGGGCTTATCCTTCAGAAAACAGCAGTGGTTATATATCAGTTAGTGCTACTCAAGAACACACAATGGCAGTTAGTGCAGAAAACGCACGTAAAAGATGGAGGATTATGGGTAAAACTGACAGTTATTACATCACACTGTATTGGTTACAAGAAGTTATTAATTTTGATGACTAAAAGACAAGAAGATCATTATATTACAAGAGAGGAATTTATTGAATTCTGTACTAATTCAAATTCTAAACAGGATTGTCTTATCTCTCAATTTAAACTTTTTGAAAAACACTACAGAGAACAACAAAAAGGTGTCAATGAGATTTTAGACATACTAAAAAGTGTGAAATGGCTTTTTTCAGCTTTGAAGAATATAGCAATCGCCGTTACTTCTCTTACCGCAATCATCTACGGGCTATTGAACATTAAAGGATGGTTTAAACAATGATACAATCTTTTTTAGCAGGAGGACTATTCAGGTTTTTACTGCGTTTTATTCCTTCAAGTTTTGAGAGAATAGTAGATGTGGTGTCAGAATATCTGACGAAGAAACAATCGCTTGAATACAATAAAATGCAGATTGAATTAGCTAAGATTAACACTTCCACTCAAGTTAACCTTGAAGAAATTAAATACGGTATTGAAGAGCTTAAAGCTGATAAACCCATCAGATTAGCAAGAGTAAAATCTCAAAATGTTAAGATTGATATTAAGTGGATTAATGGCTTTAACGCTCTCATTAGACCTTTAACGACTCTTTTTTGGATTGTTGTTTATCCGTTATTAGTCTGGTGGAGTGTAAAAGAGAGAATGTTTAGTATTGATCCTCTAACGTTGTTAAGTCCATTCACACAGGAGATTATCGCTTGTATTCTTGGCTTTTGGTATACAGATAAGATAGTCCAGAAGAGATGGGGGTAGAGCTTTATAATTGATCATATCTAATCGAGATAGGGTCTTAATCTATACCATGCGTATTTGTATTCATCTTCTGCTTCTCGTAATTCTTTTTCTGCTTCTTGTAATTCTTTATTTATTTTATTGTATTTTTGGGTATCGTTGAGTTCAAGATTATACCAACGTTTAGCATGTGCCTGTCTAAATTTAGCATGTGCCTGTCTAAATTTACGGGCTTTTTCTTGGCGTATACGATCTAGAGTTTCTGTTGTTTCAGATCGTATCTGCTGGCTATCGTATTTGGGTAGGTTACATCTATCTGGATAAACTATACGGTATATGGCTTTCAATAGATGCGGAACGGATATAAACCATAGGATACCCATATTTGCAATTGCAAGTGCCAAAAACCCCGACAAAATACAAATGAGAATCGCTAACCTACATGTGATCAAACTGCTAAATATAAAAAGTATGGGCATCGCAAAAGGACTATCCTTGATCTTCGCCGCAATCGTGTAGGCTTGAAGTATAAGAAGTATACTATAATATATGATAAAAGTCCGAGTGCAATACGCACGATAAAGCATTGAGCTGATTTCCTTTTTCCATATCCTTTCCACTAAAAGTAATATCGATTTTTCCCAATCAAAAGAACCAGAGGCCTCTAAGATACAGAAGCCCGTCATCATTACAGCTAGCGTAAGAAATGGCACATACATAGGAATATAATCATCATCCTCATCTGCTGAGCTAATGTTGAAGTAATACGCTATGAACGCCGCAGTATACAGCGCCATTTTAAGAGTTATTGGTATTATAACGGAACCATCAGAAAAACTTTCACACTTTCTTTTAACAAAGCAGAAGACAAAAACGGAAGAAGAAGCCATAAGAACCAAATGAAAAAACTCATGGCTTACTCCTGCTATTACCGCAAAAAAGAGCACTATTGTAATAATCCCTGCAATTATTTCTACTCTATCCATGTTATTCCTTTCCCCCACTCTTAGAATATTTGTCCTTTTGTTTCTTCTATACTTTGGCGTTTTCCTTTATATTACAAAAAAAAACTACAGATTGTGAGAGTCAATAGCATTCCACAGCTTTTAATTGATTTGGTTAAGGGGATGGAGGGGGGAAAGATCTGTGGTAAAACCTGCTAGCGGAAATATAGCAAATCTCACACCCCGTTAAAAGGTATGAAAAATACGGAAAAAAGATGAGTATAATCAAGTACTTACAATATAGGCGTTAATTATAATATTCCTAAAGCTCCTCATAATCTTGTTAAAGAAGCGGATTTGTATCCTTTGCATACTAGATTAGATGGTGTTGAAACTATCGTTTCTGATCTTAACAATATGAAAAACAGGATCCAAGAACTAGAGAAGATCGAAAGCAAAAACGCACAATTGCAGAAAAGAATTGATGATCTTGAACAGAGGTTGAAAACATTAGAACTGTAACAAAAAATGGCGAGTTTGGGGTAAATCTGATTGGTCAGCTGCAAGCCCTGGAGAGAAAGATACATATTACTTACAGGAAGAACTATAATGGCTAAAAGACAAGAAGATTATTATATTACAAGAGAGGAGTTTATTGAATTCTGTACTAATTCAAATTCTAAACAGGATTGTCTTATCTCTCAATTTAAACTTTTTGAAAAACACTACAGAGAACAACAAAAAGGTGTCAATGAGATTTTAGACATACTAAAAAGTGTGAAATGGCTTTTTTCAGCTTTGAAGAATATAGCAATCGCCGTTACTTCTCTTACCGCAATCATCTACGGGCTATTAAACATTAAAGGATGGTTTAAACAATGATACAATCTTTTTTAGCAGGAGGACTATTCAGGTTTTTACTGCGTTTTATTCCTTCAAGTTTTGAGAGAATAGTAGATGTGGTGTCAGAATATCTGACGAAGAAACAATCGATCGAATACGATAAATGGAAACTAGAAACCGCCAAAATTGATAGTTCTTTACAACTTGATTTAGCGGATATCAAATACGGTATTGAAGAGTTAAAAGCAGATAAGCCGATAAAACTAGCTCGTATCAAAGCTCAAAACATCAAAAGCGGTGTCAAGTGGGTTGATGGCTTCACTGCTTTAATACGCCCTTTAACAACTCTTTTTTGGATTATTGTTTATCCAATGATGGTATGGTGGAGTGTGAAAGAGGGCATTTTTGATAAAAGCCCCCTTTCGATCTTAAGCCCTTTTGAACAGGAAATTATCGCTTGTATTCTTGGCTTCTGGTATACAGATAAGATAGTCCAGAAGAGACGATAAAGTTGCAAACAAACTAAGTCCTGGGGGCTGATTTATCTTTATGTGTTAAGTCATCTCACTTAGGTCCTTGTTCTCCTGTCTGTCCTTGAGGTCCTTGAGGTCCTTTATCTCCTGTCTGTCCTTGAGGTCCTTGAGGTCCTTTAGGTCCTTGAGGTCCTTGATCTCCTGTCTGTCCTTGGGGTCCTTGAGGTCCTTTATCTCCTGTCTGTCCTTGAGGTCCTTGAGGTCCTTTTTCTCCTGTCTGTCCTTGAGGTCCTTGAGGTCCTTTATCTCCTGTCTGTCCTTGAGGTCCTTGAGGTCCTTTAGGTCCTTGAGGTCCTTGTTCTCCTGTCTGTCCTTGAGGTCCTTGAGGTCCTTGTTCTCCTGTCTGTCCTTGAGGTCCTTGAGGTCCTTTATCTCCTGTCTGTCCTTGAGGTCCTTGAGGTCCTTGAGGTCCTTGAGGTCCTTGATCTCCTGTCTGTCCTTGAGGTCCTTGAGGTCCTTGTTCTCCTGTCTGTCCTTGAGGTCCTTGAGGTCCTTTATCTCCTGTCTGTCCTTGAGGTCCTTGAGGTCCTTTATCTCCTGTCTGTCCTTGAGGTCCTTGAGGTCCTAGGTCCTGGTTTTCCGTTGGCATTTCTCACAAGGTTCAAAGCTTCTTCAGCCTTTTCTCTAGTGTTTTCCACCAATGTATGAGTATCTTGTGCAAGCTTCAAAGCTGTTGCAGCCTTTTTGTCAGAAAGATCACAACCTCCTACTATAGCAGTTGATGACAATAAAGATGCTAATAATATTTTCTTGATATCCATTTAACCCTCTCTCAGAATTTATATAAAACAACGCCAGATTTTTTTAAATGATACATAATAGGGAGTCAATCTACTAATTGTAATACCATTGAATGCAACTTTGTTTCGAATAACACCATAAATTGCGGGAGTCAAGATAACACCAAAGCTTTTTTAGTTAAGAAAGTTGAAGGAAATAGGTGTTTACGAGGTGAAGAAGGTGTAGAAGGTTTAAAGCCAGTGAAACCCTTTAGCCATCATAGTTGCTAGTCCTAGAGCAAGGGCTATTAAAGCTCCAAAAGTCAATCTGAAATCTCTCTCCATGCGTGCATCGACTCTTTTAGACTCTTTATCCATTTTATCTATAAGGAATTCAAAACGTGCATCGACTCTTTTAGATTCTTTATCCATTTTATCGATGAGGAAGTCAAAGCGTGCATCCATCTTATCGGATAGCCTATCGACCTTATTTTCGAGTCTATCATAGTTTTTCTCAAGCAGAGTCAAGCGGTACTCGGTAAGAGGTTGAGAAGATGTTTTATGTGTTTTTTCTTTTTCTGCTACGTTTGTCATAGGTGTATTGTAATTAAAAAGTCGAATAGGTGCAAGAAAAAACATCCCTCTTTTCTCTCTGGTATAAATCACAAAGTCATCAAAGGGTTCAGATTCTTCAGGGGGCTCTATATCTATTATGGGATCAAACTCGGGATATCTGAATGGTTTTTAGTTTTCACCCACTCTCTAATTTGACATATCTTCTGACAGGCAATACCTAGATGATCATTGATAATTTTGAAGTCATAAGCTCTATTTCTTCCGAAGATATCGTCTTCTTCAGTTATTACTTTCCAATTTCCCCTTTGACGTCTTCTTTTCTTTAAGACTTGAACTGAGGGAGGGGCTATGAATAAGGATACGATCTGTTGATCAAAAAGCTTTTCGAATTCTTTCAACCCTTCATTGGTCAGAATAGTTAAGATATCAAACCCGTTATCTAAAGGGTTTAGGATGTCGTCTTTAAGCAAACCGTACTGTTCATTTCGACAGAAAGCTGTTTCTATGAACTTGCCTTCTTGTATCCATTGTTGGAATTTTTTATGAGACAAAAAACGATAATCAATACCGTTTCGTTCATCCCATCGTGGTGGTCTCGTTGTAACTCCCACAGGCATGATAAGTTTATCAACCGCTTTGATAACTGATCGAGCTAGTGTGGTTTTCCCAACTCCTGATGCCCCAATCAAAACAAAGATATGAGCCATGTTAATACCCCACGGTGTTCCATGGATGATCCTCATCAAAAAGCTCAGGGAATTGCTCTTGTAATGCGTCGAGTCGCTCTGATACGCGATCATATAACCCATCAGTAAATAGAGGGTCGTCCAACCGATAATACCACTTCTGATGATGGAGAGCGATTTTAACCAGATACTCAACTTCAATCATCGCTTCTCCCTTCGACAGCGATGTGACCTTTTTTGCTTTGTCGAGCCATGATTCTAGGGCGCGCTTATTTGGAAGAAACTTTGCTTCAAGCGTTAAAAGCTTTTTCCATTGGGCAGGAGTAATATTATGCTCGTTTTCAAATTTACTAGATCTAAAAACTCTGTCAAAATTATACATGGATAGTCTCCTTTTTTAAAGCGTTTAACAACAAGTCTTGGATAGTGGATTTAGTTCGCAATCGTTGCAAAACCAACTCATCTATGGTGTTCTGGGCAATTAAATAATAGACAAAAACCGCTCTTTTGAATCCCGCTTGTCGTTGACGCGTGACCCCAATGCGTTCAATCATCTGTTGGTGTTGAAACTATCGTTTCTGATCCCACCACAAGGAGAAAAAGACTAAAATGTTCCCGCCATATTGGAGATTTAAGCCATGGCCACAAGACGCTGGATGTGCGAACAACAAAGGAATTTTCCCCTCATTCCACTCTTGAATAGTGCAAGGGTCTTTATCCAACGTTCGGCCTTGGGGAAATGCTTTTTGCAATCGAGCAAGATCACTATTAAAATGATAAGCAACGATAATAGGGGCGGCATTGGCTTTTTCAATGATGACTTCTAACGCTTTGATCTTTTCATCATGGACTTCTTTCCAATGTTTTTCTTCGTCGTAGTACACCGCACCATTGGCTAATTGGAGACACTTGACAGTTTTAGAAGCGGAATTAAACGCTTCAATATTCTCTCCTTGAAGATCGCAATACAACTCTCGTTGAAACTTGTGATATTGCTTCATCACCGGTTGGGGTAATGGGACTTTTTTAGTGATGAGAATAGGTTTATCAATATTTTGATAATCAGCGATATCTAATGATAAACAACAATCAGATAATTGCGCTTCTATCTCTTTTTGGGCGGTTTCTTTAGCCGTATACCGTACCGCTCCAATATGAGATCCGATTTGTGTTGTATTAAACCAGCGAGCCACAAAGCTTTGGAAGACACGTCCTAAACGTTTTCCTTTATCCAAAAACCATATTTGACCCCATAAGTCGATTAAGCCATTAGGCGAAGGGGTCCCTGTGAGCTCAATAAAACGTTCAACTTTGCTAAAAGCTACTTTCCCTAAAGCTCTCGTTTGCTTTGTTCCTTGACGCAATCTAAACGATTTGAGTTTAGTGCTTTCATCAACAACAATAGTGGCAAAAGGCCATGTTCCTTTAAGCTCTTGAACCAACCAACCAAGGTTCTCAAAGTTAATGACATAAAGAACCGCGGGAGTCTTCAGGACTTTCGTTCTTTGTTTCACCGTCCCTGTGATCACTGATATATTCATATGGCTAAAATTACTCCAGCGTTGTACCTCACTTGTCCAAACACTTTGGGCGACACGCAAAGGAGCAATAACCAAAACCGACTTCTCTCCCCACAAATGAATGTAAGAAAGAGCCGTTAATACACTCACGGTTTTACCGGATCCCATAGATGCCCAGATGGCACATCGCTTGTGGTCTAAAATCCAATCAACAATCTTGGTTTGGTGAGGAGCTAAATTCAGTAACATTCTAACATCCTCAAAAAACCATCAACTTCCTCCGTAGAACTCAGAACCTGAACTTTTTGATGATAAAGTAAGAGAGTTGCGATGACTCGCTTTTGAGCATTAGACAATCTTCCACGAGACGTTTTCATCTCAACCCAAAAATGAGCACCATTCGGTGTAATGATCAACCGATCAGGACAACCTCGCTGGTTAATGAATTGAGTTTTAAAGACTAAGCAATCAAGCTTTTTAGATCCTTTAACTAAACGCTTTTCTAATTTTGCTTCCGATAGATAATCTGTTCTCATTTGCGATATCTCTTTGATTCATAGCCTTCGGCTTTCAACGGTAAACCCTTCGCCCAAGATGGGTTCGACGTCATTAAATGATAAAGCATCGAAGCATTAAACTCATCAGTATCAGGCGTTTCACACACGATTTCGTCATGGACTGTTAGCACGATGTCATAACCTGCTTTAGTAGCATTCATCATTCCTTCCGCTAAAATATCTCGACTTACCGCTTGCACAATATTTTCTGTCAGTTTGCCTCCATAAGTATATTCTCGGGTCAATTGGCGTGTGGTTGTATTGAGATAAGAACGATTATTCCCCACATCTCGATAAACAAGAGATCGACCAGAAGGAAGCATAAGTATAAGATTATTCTTGTCTTTTTTCATATAAACTAAGGGAACATCACGGCGTTTGCGTGCAATAATCGCTTTGCCATTTTCAATAGTTTGCTCAAACGCTTGGTGCAATTCGTTCCATAATTCGCTAACCCTAGAGTGTTTTTGCCTCCATGCTTTTTTGACTCGTTCACACGCTGTTCCAATGAATAAATCCTCAATGGCATGTTCGGGATGATTCTCTTGCATCCAACGACAGAAATTCTCCGCATCTTCCCACTCTTCTGGGGCAGAATTGGTTTTCACCAAATGGGCAAAAGTGTTGAGATTTAAACCCGTAGTCGACGCCATTTTCTGAAACGCTTTGGCACCCCCTTGATAGCCCAATGCCAATTCCATCACTTTCCCAATGGCTCGTTGGTCTTTGGTTACTTGTGCTGGAGCAACATTAAACGACCGAGCATAAGTTGTTACATAGAGATCTTCCCCCGTTTCAAAAGCTTTTAATTTCCATTGTTCACCCGCCATCCACGCCAGTACTCGCGCTTCAATTCCTGCTAAATCCGCCACCACAAGCTTTTTACCTTCGGAGGCAATAACGCACGAACGAACACAATCACTGATTATCTGCAAAGGATCAGGGTCAGAAGTAATAGAAGTGGGGAGATGAGTAATAATCTGGTCTAGTTCTTCATGACTTCTGGAGGGGCGAGGCAGATTCTGGGGTGGAAACACACAACCTGACCAACGACCCGTGCGACTAGCACCTAAAAACTGTAATGTCCCACGTAAACGTCCATCACTATTCATCGCTTCCACTAACGTATTCAATTTTAATACAGCGGAACGAGAAGCTCTCATCCGGTTGTTAAAAACTTGAATGGCTTGCGGGGTTAGTTTTTTGTTAGAAGATAACACTCGTTGACATGTGGTTTCTGTGAGATCCTCTAAATGAAGTCCTGTTTCAAGAAAAAGCCAGGTTTTTAACTTTTCTAAACAACGGGATGAAGACACAAGTCCATAGGTGAGACTTTCTAATTCCTGATCCAGTTTCGTACGTTCTACATCAACAATTTGGTTGAGAGTGTGAGCAAGAGCAACATCAACACAATACCCCCGATCATTGATGGTTTGATCTAAATACCATAGCTCCTGTTCTTTAGAACTTAAGGGCTCAAGACGTTTGAAGATCTCTCGAGTTACTGTGACATCTCCCTTGCAATACTCCCCAAATAAACGCCATGCTTCCCGATGGTTCGGTTTATTCCTGTCATAGAGACACTCATGCGTTTCTCCTTTACAAAACCGAGCAATGAGTTCTTTCCCTTCCTCCATTTTCTGAGAGGAAAGTTTTAAAGCCTCTCCAACTGCCTTGAGGGCTGAAGGCAAGCCGTTAGAACGAGCTAACACCAATGTACAAATCCAACGGTGGATTGGTATATCAAGATTGAAACAAGCTTTCAAAACTGTTCGTTCGAAATAACTGTTGTGCGCCACTATGGTAACATCGGTATTTTCTAATGCTTCTTTCAAAACCTGTGGCATTACAGGATCATGCACACAATCCCATAACTCCACAGGATGATCATCAAACCCAAAAGCAAACAGAATAACACAAACGTCTTCTGCATATTTGCATATACCGCATTTGGTCAGATCAATAGGGCTTCGGGTCTCAAAATCGATGAATAAGGTCGCCATGATTAAAAAGGCATCTCTTCTAGTTCATCTATAGAAGCCGTTTCTTCTTCATAACTTTCAAAGTTGTCCTCCCCAACGCGTGTCATCCTTAACAAATTGTACTCCTGTTAAAGTGAAGGTGACCCCTTTCGTTCCTTGGAACGTATACGCATAAACACTAATGATCGCATTGACATGGCATCCTGAATAGAAAACCTCTTGGATATTCTCCGTAACCTCTTGAACGTGACGATCAACGAGGCGAGGGCGGACTTTTTTGTTCTTCGGTGTGATATAGTATTGACCCGCATAAACTTCATAAGCTTCAGGTTTTAATGAAGTACTGATCTTCTGGTCTCCATCTTTTAATGGATATCGGCCAGTACGCTTCATTCGCTCAATAAGAGCGGACATATTACTGCCTCCAAACTTCTCCTCACCTGCTTCTCGGATGGCTTGTTCTAATTTGTCACATTGTTCGTTGTCAGTTTTAGAAAAAAGTATGTCTGCACTATATACCTCATCCCCCTTATCGCCATAGGCCCTAGGTTCATGCAACTGAGGGTAAGACAACCGTCCTTTTATTAGTACTTTCGCCATTGTTCTAATCCTTTAAAACGCTAAATTCACTGATGTTTGCTTTGAGGTGATTAACAGGAAGATCACAAGGAACAATCACTTGTTTCCCGTCTTTACGAGTAATGAACTTTTGTAGTTGTTCCCATGTGGTCTCACTCACCTTTTTCCGCTTGACAAGTTGTTCAGTTTCTGTAGGACTCAACAATGTTCGATTGTAAGCCTCATCCCCTAACTCCCTCATCAAGAGTTGTTCTACTTGATTGTCGTTGTTATATGTTCGACTGCCTTTTCTCCCTTCTTTGAGTTCATAATTGGGTAAGTCTTCTCCCGAACTCAGCACGTTCAATGCTTCTTCCTTGACGCCTTTCATCCATGTTTCGATGAGAGGTAAAACATTCATCACTTGAGAAAGCTGACGATTGCTCAAGATCTGCATATGTTCTGAGAAGGTACTGAGGGCTTTAACCGCTAAGGCTCCACAGCGAGGTTTCGCTCGACAAAACCGACACGCGTTCTCATCCACTCCAAAGGATTGGCCATCCTTCCGAATGGTAGCCACCGATGTTGACCACTATGTTTACAACGGTTTTGGTATTCTGTGTGGCATAGGAACACATCCTGTTTATGCTTTTGATGTGGATGTCCTAGATGAACAAGTCGTTGATCGGTTCAATAACGAATTCCAAAGTTGTTGTGGTAAGCCCATAAGTAGAGTAGGGCAAGCCCCTAAGACTCTTATGTTGTTTCGCATGCAAGAAACAAATCTTAAAAAGCAAAAGAGCGAGGAAAAGATTCAAGGACATCTTGAGTTCTTAGCTTATGGACAACAATTTGTTGCTTATAACATCCATCCTAAAACACAACGAGCCTATACGTGGTCCATTGCTCCTCATGCCTTAAAAGTCGAAGAGCTTCCGTTATTAACCCCCGATGAAGTTGAATACTTTTTTGAGTTTTTTGACACTATCACTACCCCTCGAGATAAAGAGAAGAGTTACAGAAAATTATCAAAAATATGGAAAAGCCATAATAATAGACGTTATACCAACATAGAAATAAGAGCTTTTTTATCTTGTTTTGGTGAAGAGTTTTATAATGGCTCGCATGACGAATGGATACCTGTTGTGATGGCTATTCATTATGAAACTCGTGGATCTGCCGAAGGAAAAGAAATTGTTAGGGAATGGTGCAAATTAGGAAGAACCTATGATGAAAAAAGCTTCAATGCGAAATGGGATTCTTTCGATTAAGAGGATATTAAAAGCTATCTTATCACGATGGCGCAAATCGAAGCTAAGTGCGCTTGGGAGCGTTGGGGTGTTTTTCGTTATCTTTTCCCTTCCCTTAGGTGCTTTAGGACTTTATGAGGTACATTACCTTTGGGTGATATTTGTAAGCTCCCTGAGTTTAGCAATAGTCGCATTTGGGGTTGAAGAATGTTTGAGGTTAAATGATATTAAATACGAAGAAGAGCAAGCAATACAGCTTAAAATTAAGGAGGATTCCGCCTCAGAACGTTTAGTTAAAGCTACTGAAGCCTGTGCATGTCTAACACAGTACGATCGATATGAGGTGATATATAATTTTGGTGGTCCTATGTATGGGGTCATCGTCCCCGATTTCATACACGATCTATTAGATATTCCAGAGGAAAAAAGACGTCTTAATACTAGTTATCTGACATATGTAGATCGTGGATTATTGGATGTTCGATCTAGCGAAACCCCCGTTGTGTACGACAACAAGTATCGACCCTCGGCAGAGGCCATGAGAACGATTTGTCCGACTAAGTTAATGAAAATTTTTGAAGATACCATAAGCCTTTATGTTGATCCTCTAACACCTCGTGATATAAGTTTCACTCAATATGAAAAACACGCGTGCGCTCTTGTCAACTGGTTAGAGAAGGGGAAGTTTAACGAAATGAGCATTGCGCGAAAAGCTTTTAATCGAAGATCCCAAAGATAATTCTTGACAATTCTAATTTTATTAGAGCCATTAAAATCATCTTTTTACACAAAATCACACACAAAATTTATCATAAAAAGTAGAAGCACTGATCAATAAAATCAATGTGGCTAAAGCTTAAAATCTCCAAAATCTTTAGCAATATGCCACTTTTATAGTGTTTGGGGTATAAATTATAACAGAATGTAACAGAATGTAACAAAGTGTTTTGTTACAACAAAATTCCTTTAAAAACGACAGAAACACCCCAAGATTTATAATTAGCTCATTGTAACAGTGTAACAGACTTTTAGAGAAACTTTATATGCGCGAAAAAACGCAATATACCCTATATCGTATATACTTTTTTACACGTATATAGAAAAAGTTTAAAAACCTTGTTACTCTGTTACAATGCCCGTTTTATCCATTTAACTATTTGATTTTACGTTGTTTTGTAGGTCTAAAAAACTCTGTTACAACTTTGTTACATTCTGTTACACCGCCATGAACTATATTCTATTATACTACTGCTGATTTTCAGGTGGCTGAAAGGGAGTGTAATAAATTCATCGAAGATATCACAGAACTTAGAGAATAGCTTTTAAGAAAGCCACCAAATCAGATTTTCATAGTCCAATCCAAATTTGGAGCGGGCTTTTTTCACATCTGCCATTTACACCCTTTTAAATCCGTTTATCGCCTATAGAAGCTTATATAGCTCCTCAATACCTTTTAAATCCTCGTAAATGCCTCTATTTTAACAGTTATAGAACATACCCTTCAATCCATAACCTTTTAACAAACTATAAATATGAGGGGGGTTTATGAGTCTTTTAAAACCATAGAGACTCAAACACTCGTATTCAGCCATCGATATTATCATCGTGGGCAAAAGAGGGGGTAGTATGGGGGAAGCACGTGGAAGCATGGTGGAAGCACGGTTTTTAATTCCTAAAAACTCCCTTATAACAATAGTTTAATAAAAATAATAGAGGTGGAAGCATGGAAGCCCGCTTTTTAGAAGTTTTACATATGTAATATTTTTATGCCTAATACGTGTATAAGTTGTACATATACAACTTTAAGGCTTTTTTCTCTCCCGCGTGTGGAAACTTCTAAAAACCGTGCTTCATGTGCTTCTTTTTTATAAATATATGATTTTAGATGTTTTTTTCCCTAAAAAAAACGTGCTTCCACCATGCTTCCTTTTCGATTATTTGTGTTTAACATATTGATTTAATGTAATAAATTGGAATAAAAAACCGTGCTTCCTACGCTTTGGTTGTATTTATAATACCCATTACTCTTTTTAAGTGTAAATTTGCATTTATTAGCGGCGGCAATTGTGTTTCGATGGCTAGAAAGGGCATGAAAAGCTTTGAAAGCTGTTGGAGCTGTTGGGTTTAAAGGTTTTAATAGCTCTCAAAGAATCATAAATGCCTCTATTTTTCAGTTTAGGGGCCATACCTTCATAGTTCATCATCTTTTATTAAATCATCGATAGCATAGGTTTTATGAGTTTTTTAGAGAAATAGAGCTTAAATTATCTATAGTACCTAACGTTGACCTAAGCTATAAACTTTCAAAGCTGTTTGATAGGCTTCCACAGCGTGACAGGGTTATATTCGCGCGTGTATATAGTTTAAAAACTATATAAATTCAAGTATTTATGTTATAAAGAGGTATGAGTAACTTGGTTAAAAAGGCTAAGAAAGCTGTGAGAGCTAAGAAAGGCTGCATTTATTACAGTCCTGAACTGTTTGCTGGTATTCTTGACCAAGTGGCGAACGGGAAGGCTTTAGGCCATGTTTTAAGAAAAGTGGGTATGCCCAAGTATTCAACTTTTTATAGATGGATTAAGAAGGATTTAAAACTTCAAGAGGCGTATACGGAAGCGCTTCAATGCCGATTAGATTTATTAGCTGAGGAACTGTTGGAGGAGCCAGCACCGACAGCGGAAGAACTGGCGAATCCCGTATTTTATTCGAAGATGAGAGATAGGAAGCAGAGGATGGGGACTTTTCTGCTTGAGAAGCTTAGTAATCAGAAGTATGGCCCTCGAGTTTCTGTTGAATCTAAGCATACGATAGATTTAAGACCTGCGATTGAGAGGCTTCGAGAGCATTACAAGCATCTCAAGCCCATTGACTCTGAGCGGATACCTCATAAATCCACAGAAAAGCCACTAGAAATAGTGGAATCATCTATAGCTGAACAATCTATCATTGAACACAATAATTGAAAAATTGAGGTGTTTTTAGAGCTTTTGAAGCTTTATCAGGTTACAATAGTTTTTAAACGATTAGAAAGACTATCGTAGAGCGAAAGACTTGAAAAATTAGGGGGTTTTTAGAGCTTTTAGAGTTTTGGAGGGGGTGCCCCCCAAAGAGCTTTTTCTGATTTTTCTCTAGGCTACCCTCCGACAATTTTTATAAAATTTTGAAAATTTCAGAGTTATAGAGGAAATTTATAAACGTTGACGTTTCAAACGTTTAAAGGTTGTATTCTTGTAATGGTTGTGTTATAGTAGGTATTTTATTTGGTAGTATTAGCCTACTATCAAATATCTATAGGTCATTTCGTTAAACTTCTCCTGCGGTATTCATATTTATTGATATTGAGTTTCATCTTTGCCCCGTTTGATTTCCACTGATCAAAAGCTTGAACAAGAATTGCATGAGATGCTTATGCATGCTGAATGTGTTTTGAGTTTTAAAAACTTTGTTATGAGGTTTTTCCCTTGGGGGATTAAAGGGAAACCGCTTGAACACTTTTCTCAACCGCACCGATGGCAATTAGAGTTTATGGAGGCGGTGGATGTCCATTGTCATTCTAACGTAAATAATTCTAACCCTACGATTTTTAAATGCGCTATATCCGCGGGGCGAGGTATCGGTAAAACCACCTTAAACGCATGGATGATGCTATGGTTGATATCGACCCGTCCGGGCATGTCGATTATTTGTATTGCGAACTCAGAAACCCAGTTGAAAAACACGTTATGGGCGGAAGTGTCTAAGTGGCTTTCGATGCTTCCCCATCGCCATTGGTTTGAGATGCAGTCGTTATCCCTTCATCCTTCTGGGTGGTATGCGGAATTGT